ATTAGTGTTAAAGGAAAAAATATTATAGAAGGGGTCAAACAAAAAAAGTCAAACACTAATAATGTATTAAATGTTAATTATGAAATTATAGGTGTAGGCAAACAATTTTTAACCAAAAAAGCAATTAAAGGCATAGAAGATTTATCAAAAGAAGCGATAGACCCAGAAGGGAGAGATTGGAAAAACGCTTTAAACTTGATGATGTCAGATGGTTTACTTAATATTTTACCTAGAACTAACGATGCTTGGGTAGATTTCGTAAGGCCTTTTTTAAGATTAACAAGAATAGAAAAAGATTTTTATAAAAATAAAAAAAAGTAAAAAAATGAAACAAAAAAAAGATAATACACAAAAATGTGAATTTGTACTAACTCTAGGAAATAATATAGTATGTCAAAGATTTTTCTCGGTTAGAAATTTTAACAATAAAGCCCCATACTCTTTAGACCTACATTATGTAATGACAGATGTGGTAAATGGGATAAAAGACAAACTAAAACAAAAAACTTTATTTTTATTAGACAGTAATTTTAGAGAAAATCTAAATCAAAATAACGTAGATGATGCGGATTTTACGATAACAATTAAAAAAGGCAATAAGGTTATATACACAAGAATTCTACCTGCCGATGTCTATCCCCCTAAAGTTAGATACACTGTAGATATTAGACCACAAATATCTTATATTCTTAGAGAATTAACAGAAACCCTATCAACAAGAAAACTTATTACTAACTACCAAGATTATTCACTCATTGTGGGTGAATAAAGTATTTATTACTAAATAAAATTATACATGAGTGAAACAACAAATTTTGGGTATCTAGGATATACCTTTCAACTAAAACTATTAAATCTAATTATTACTGATAATACTTTTTTTCAGTCCATAATTGATGCAATCACTCCAAAATATTTTGACAACCAATATTTTAGGTTAATCATGCAGTTGATTAAAGAATATTATGAAAAATACCAAACAGCACCATCTTTCGATGCCATAGACCAACTAACAAGAATAGAAATATCTTCAGAAATGGCTAGAAAAAATGTTTTTGATATGATAAAAGATATTAAAGACGCTTCATTTGAAGACCACCTTTTTATTAAAGAAAAGTCTATAAAATTTTGTAAACAACAAGAATTAAAAAAGGCTATTAGAAAAGTAGAAAGTATTATGGAAAAAGGTGAGTTTGAAAATTATGACAAATGTGAAGAATATATTAGAGACGCGATTAAAATAGGTGAGGGTGATGTAGGTAGTTTCGAAATTTTTACAGAATTAGAAAAATTACTAGAAGAAGATTATAGACACCCACTACCTACTGGGATAGATGGGTTAGATAATATTTTAAACGGTGGTCTAGCCAAAGGAGAAATAGGTGTGGTATTAGCACCGACAGGTGTGGGTAAAACTACAATGTTGACGAGATTTGCTAATACAGCATTTAATATGGGGTATAACGTTTTACAAATATTTTTTGAAGACAACCCTAAAATAATTCAGAGAAAACATTTTACTTGTTGGACAGGGATACCTAATGACAAGTTAAGTGAACACAAAGAAACTGTTTTAGATAAAGCAGATGAAATGAAAAAGACTGGTGGTAAATTAATTTTAAAAAAACTACCATCAGATGAAATGACAATGTTACAAATTAAAAACCAAGTAAGAAAAATTATTTCTGAAGGTACAAAAATAGACATTGTCCTTATAGATTATATAGATTGTATACTACCAGACCGTTCATTTAATGATGAATGGAAAGGAGAAGGTTCTGTTATGAGAAAATTCGAAGGTATGTGTCACGAGTTAAATATTGCTGGTTGGACAGCAACACAAGGAAATAGAAGTTCCATATCGTCAGATGTTGTAACTACTGACCAAATGGGAGGGTCAATTAAAAAAGCACAAGTGGGACATGTAATTATATCTGTAGCTAAAACTTTACAACAAAAAGAAATGGGGTTAGCTACCATAGCAATCGTTAAATCTAGATTAGGGAAAGATGGTGTTATATTTGAAAATTGTAAATTTGATAATGGTACCTTAGAAATTGATACCGAAACAACACAAACCTTCTTAGGTTTTGAGAAAGAAAAAGTTGATAGGAATCGTGAAAGAGTAGCTCGAGCTCTACAAAGAAGAGAACAAATAATAAATAAAAATAATTAATAAAAAGCACAAATATGGAAGTATCAAATAAGATTCTGTCGGATATTACTGTCTACATGAAGTACGCAAAATATATACCGGAACTAAATAGAAGAGAAACATGGGATGAACTGGTTACTCGAAATAAAAAAATGCATCAAAAAAAATACCCTCATTTAAAAGAAGAAATAGAACAAAAATATAAACTAGTGTACGATAAGAAAGTTTTACCATCGATGAGAAGTATGCAATTCGGTGGAAAACCAATTGAAATTAGCCCTAATAGAATTTACAATTGTGCTTATCTCCCTATTGAACATATCGATTCTTTTAGTGAAACAATGTTTTTATTGTTAGGGGGAACCGGTGTTGGATATTCTGTACAAAAACATCATGTTGCAAAATTACCTTGTATTCAAAAACCATACCCAAAAAGAAAGAAAAGATTTTTAATTGGAGACTCAATTGAAGGATGGGCAGATGCTATAAAAGTTTTAATGAAAACCTATATGAATGGTGGGGGTAGTAGAGTAGAATTTGATTATTCGGATATTAGACCAAAAGGAGCTAGGTTAATCACGTCAGGTGGAAAAGCACCTGGACCACAACCATTGAAAGAATGTTTAGTTAAAATAGAAGGGTTATTAAGTCAAAAAGAAAATGGAGAACAACTTACAACAATTGAAGTACATGATATTGTATGTCATATTGCGGACGCAGTTTTGGCTGGTGGTATTCGTAGAGCAGCTCTTATTAGTTTGTTTAGTGCTGATGACGATGTTATGATTTCGTGTAAAGCAGGTAATTGGTGGGAATTGAACCCACAAAGAGGTAGAGCAAATAACTCAGCTTGTTTAATGAGACATAAAATAACTAAAGAATTTTTTATGGACTTATGGAAAAGAGTTGAGTTATCGGGAGCTGGAGAACCAGGAATTTATTTAAATAACGATAAAGACTGGGGAACAAATCCATGTTGTGAGATTGCTTTAAGACCAAATCAGTTTTGTAATCTTTGTGAAGTAAATGTGTCAAACATAGAATCACAAGAAGATTTGAATGAAAGAGTAAAAGCCGCATCATTTATTGGAACATTACAAGCAGGATACACTTCATTCCATTATTTAAGAGAAATTTGGCAAGAAACAACTGAAAAAGATGCTCTCATTGGCGTATCAATGACAGGGATTGGTTCTGGAAAAGTATTAAAATACGACATGAAAAAAGCCGCTAGTCTAGCCAAAAGAGAAAATACCAGAGTATCCAAATTAATTGACATTAATCCATCTGCGAGATGTACAACAGTTAAACCAGCAGGAACCACTTCATTAACATTAGGAACATCATCAGGTATCCATGCATGGCATAATGATTATTATATTAGAAGAGTTAGAGTTGGTAAGAATGAAGCTATTTATACTTACTTAAAATTAAACCACCCTGAACTTGTTGAAGATGAATATTTTAGACCACATGATACAGCTGTAATTAGTATACCACAAAAAGCACCTGAAGGTTCTATTCTAAGAACTGAATCTCCATTTGATTTATTAGAAAGAGTAAAGAAAGTAGCTACAGAATGGGTAAGGTCAGGACATAGAAATGGTTCTAACACTCACAATGTGTCTGCAACAATTAGTCTAAAAGAAGATGATTGGGATAAAGCTGGTGAATGGATGTGGGATAACAGAAAAGATTATAACGGATTATCTGTACTACCTTATAACGGAGGTACATATACCCAAGCTCCATTTGAAGATATAACAGAAAAAGAATATGACAAAATGATGGAGTCACTTAAAGATGTTGATTTAAGTAAGGTTGTTGAATTAGATGATAATACAAACTTAACTGGTGAACTAGCTTGTGCGGGTGGTACTTGTGAAATAGATATTGATTTAAAATCTATAGAAAAAGAAAAAGCGTTGGATGAGGCATAAATTTAGTAAGGAAATATTATATCACTTTAATTGTGGTAAATGTAATAAATGGTGGTCAATTGCTGACTACCATTTATTTTCTAATAATGTACCAGAAAATGAAAAAAAGGTACCTATTTTAATAATGTGTCCCCACTGTGGACATAATGAAGAAATAATGGAAAATAAAAATGAATAGAAAAGACGATTGGATTTCAGAATTACATTATAGAGAATTTTTAAAACCTAAACTACAAGGTAAAGATTTTTATTGGGAAAATGGGATGATGGTAATGACAGAAGATTATCACAAAAGAAGAGGTAGTTGTTGTGGTAATGGATGTAAACATTGTCCATATTGGCCACCACACCAAAAAACAAACACACAACTAAAAGAAGGGAGTAATATTAACCATAGCCCCCAACAAACTAATATTTGAAGTATTTATTATAAAAAAGAATGCCCAATCAAAGATATGGTATAACGTTTCCATTTACTGATAGTAGTGAAGGATTTTTTCTTGGACTTAATAAAATACCAGATAGTGAAGTTAGGTCCAATTTAATACACTTAATACTAACACTTAAAGGTACGCGTTATTTTTTACCTGATTTTGGTACTAATTTGATGAGGTATATTTTTGAACCTATGGATTCAGCAACAAAAACATCTATAGATAATGAGATAAGAGAAGCGGTAGATAAATTTATACCTAATTTAACTATAACTAAAGTAGAAGTTAAAACAGCTGAGGATGTTAGACAAGAAGAAAAAGAAGAAATAAATTCACCAGATATGGAAGATAATAGTTTTACCTTTGTTGGTACCACAGAAAGAGAATACTCAATAAGAGTTAGAATAGATTTTACATCTGGAGATAACGTATTCCAAACGAAAGACTTCGTAATAATTAATTTATAATATGGCAGAAAAACAAATATCGTACACTGAAAGAGATTTTCTAGGGATAAGAAATGAACTATTAAGATTAACTAATACCTATTACCCAGACTTAATACAAAATGCTAATGACGCATCTATATATTCAGTTTTTTTGGATTTAAACGCTGCAGTAGCGGATAATCTAAACTTTCAAATAGATAGGACATTCCAAGAGACAGTATTACAATTTGCACAAGAAAGAAGTTCTTTATATAATTTAGCTAGAACCTATGGTTTAAAAGTTCCAGGTAATAGACCATCAGTAACTGTTGGTGATTTATCAGTAATTGTACCACCTTTGGGTGATAAAGAAGATTTTAAATATTTGGGGTTATTAAGAGCTGGTTCACAATTTAATGGCGGTGGACAAATATTTGAATTAGTGGACGACTGTGACTTTTCCTCACCTTATAGTGTAGAGGGAATACCTAATCGTACAAAAATACCAAATTTTGATTCTAATGGTATTCTGGTTAACTATACTATAACTAAAAGAGAAGTTTTAGTTAATGGAACCACTAAGATATTTAAAAAAGAAATTTTAGATAGTGACAGTAAACCGTTCTTTAAATTATTTTTACCAGAAAAAAATATAATATCCGTAACATCCATTATACAGAAAGCAGGATTATCCTATCAGTCACTACCAAATACTTCAGAGTTTATATCACCACTCTCTAATAAGTGGTATGAGGTAGAAGCTTTGGCTCAAAATGAGGTATTCGTAGAAGACCCATCTACACCACCGGATAACGTTAGTATGAAAGTTGGTAAATATGTTACGGCACCTCAGAGATTTGTTACGGAATATACACCTGAAGGTTTTTTCTTTTTAACATTTGGTGGTGGAAACCAAACGTCTCAAGACCTATTAGACGAATTTAGTTCTAAAGGAGTTAAATTAGATATGTCTAGGTTTATGAATAACATAGCCTTAGGTGATACAGTAAAAGGTAATACAACCTTATTTATTCAGTATAGGGTTGGTGGTGGTAAAGCATCAAATATAGGTGCTGGAGCAGTTACTAATGTGGGTACTATAGATTTTGTTGTGGCTGGACCAAGTCAACAAATCAATCAAAGTGTTATTAATAGTTTAGCTGTTAATAATGTAACTTCAGCAATAGGAGGTGCTGACCCCATGAATCAAGAAGAAATAAGAAATTATATATCATTTAATTTTGCGGCTCAACAAAGAGCTGTAACAATAAATGACTATGTCTCTCAACTAAGAACAATGCCTTCATCATTCGGTGCACCAGCAAAAGCAAGTGCGATGGAAATAGAAAATAAAATTAAGTTAAATGTACTATCATACACACCAGAAGGTACACTAACATCTAACGTTAGTTCTACACTTAAAAATAATATAGCCACATACCTATCAAATCATAGAATGATAAATGATTATATAATGGTTGGGTCAGCAAAAGTAATTGATTTAAGTTTTGAAATTGATTTGGTTTTAAATAATGATGTAAATCAGGGTGAAGTGGTGACTAATGTAATTACAATCGTTGGTGATTATTTTGGTGTTAGTAAAATAGAAATGGGGCAAGATTTATCTTTAGGTGAATTAAGAAAACAAATAATGAATGAACCTGGTGTCGTCAACATAGTAGATATTAGAGTTTATAATAAAGTAGGTGACCCATATTCACAATCAGTTAGTACACAACCATACTCTAACGCTACCACAAAACAAATAGGGTTAATAGATGATACCATTTTCGCACAACCTGATGAAATATTACAAATTATGTTTCCTCAAAAAGACATAGCTGTAAGAACTAAGAGAAACTCTAAACCCACTTTCTCCTAAACTTTACTATATTGACCAATAACTTACTTTTAATTTTAATGGTGGAACTATTTATTTTATATACACCATAAACCCTTTTTGGGTCAATATATAATGTAAAAGATGTCTAAATCTATTAGAGTAAGAACACAAGTTGGAAAAGACCAAAAAGTAAGTTTTGAGTTAAAACAAGATTTTGACTTATTAGAAATTTTAAGTTTATCCCTATCACAAAATGATGTTTACACTAGAATGTGTGCTGATTTTGGTGTGGTAGTAGGTAGAGTAATATCTAATGGAGGTTACGGAATACCCAATGCTAAAGTATCTGTATTCATTCCAATAGATAGAGAAGATGAACAAAACCCCGTAATACAACAACTATATCCCTACACCCAACCCTTTGATACAACTCCTGACGGAAAAAGATATAATCTATTATCAAAAGACCCAAATTTTGATTGTCATGTAGCGGTAGGGTCATTCCCATCAATAAACGATGTTTTAGAAAAACAAGCAATAGAATATGTTTATGATAAATATTATAAATTTACAGCTAAAACTAATGAAGCGGGTGACTTTATGTTATATGGGGTACCAGTAGGAGACCAAACTCTAGTTATGGACGTGGATTTAAGTGATATTGGTTGTTTTTCTATGTTACCAGAAGATTTTAAACAATTAGGATTTCCTGATTCTGATTTTGATGGGACTAGATTTAGAACTGATGCAGCGATAGATTCACTACCACAAATTATAGGACAACAAAAATCTATAGATGTTAGACCATTTTGGGGTGATGAAGAGTTTTGTAGTGCTGCTATAACTAGAGTAGACTTCGACCTTTCAAACTCAGGAATTAAAATACAGCCAACATCAGTTTTAATGGGTAGTACAGCTACAGATACCGATAAGGAATCTGTTAACAAAAGATGTAGACCAAGAAAACATATGGGGGAACTATGTAGTCTTACAAGTCAACCAGGAATAATAGACTGTATTAGATACACACCATTTTTTAAGGAGGATACATCAGCTTTTCCAGAATGGCCTTATGATGGTACTGGTGGTGGTGGTGGACAAGTCCCAGTAATGGAAAGATTTTATTTTGATGATGGTGGTAGAGTAATTGACGAAACTGGTTCTTTTTTAGTACATGTACCTATGAATTTAGACCATGTTATTACAGATGAATTTGGTAATTTAGTTAAGTCTAATGACCCTACTTTAGGGGTGGCTACAAGAGCTAGATGTAGATTTAGAGTTAGGCCAGAATCATCTGCTGGTACATCTAGACAAAGAAGACGTGGTTCACATTTAGTACCACAAATTAGAGAATTTGGACCACACACAGACACTAATGGTGATTATCCTGAAATAGGAGAAAATTTGGTTGATGGTGACGGTAATAATAAAAGATATGACCCATATTGTTTTTCTATAGAATATAGTGATTACCATCCTTGGGCTCAGGCAAATTTAATACCAGGAGCAAAAGATTTATTTTATGACATGTCATTCAACAGAGTATATACGTACTCTCAATTTCATGACCACGTTAAACACAACGGTAGAAGACAATTTATTGGGGTTAAAGAAATATTACCAGAACAAGACCAACAATGTTCTACAAGTGCAATGTTTTTCCCAATCAATAGTGCGGTTAGAAGAGCAAAAACTATAATATTTTTAAATCAATTTATTCTATTTTTTGTATATGGGATATATTTGATGATGAGTTCATTAATTGGTATTATCGCTACAGTTTTTGGTATTATAATGGTGGTAGTCGCCATAGTAATGGTAGTTATATGTATGATACACGACCTACTTAGTGCTTGGGGGTGGCTTGCAAGTATGTTAGGTATAGGACCAGCACCTACAATATGTTCCCAATTAACTTGGAGTAGTTCCTGTCAACCCACCTGTACTGTTTTCGGGATACCTTCAGGGTTTATTTTATTCACCTTAAGACAAAAAAAATATCCAGAATGTGAAGAGTGTATGTGTAGAACTAATGTACAAGGAATAAATGGTAATGATATGGCATTGTTGGGGCCTGGGTATGGTTGGAGTAACGATGATTGTACAGTCTCAACCAATATTTGGGGGATTGAGAGAGATGTGGTTTGTTGCCCCGATTCATATGGTTATGACTCAACAACCTCATTTCCACCAATGAACGTTTTAAATAATCCTACCAATGTTAATAATGATTTGGGTGCTGGTGGGGGTTGTTATGTTAAACCAATTTGTATGAATGTAGCATGTCTCGCATTTAATACTAATACAGTATTAATAAGAGAATGGTATAGAAGAGAAAAAATATTTTCTGCATTGTGTAATGGTATAATGAATTATTTTTGGGAAAATGCTTGGGTAAACGGGTTCCTATACCAATTCCAATTTAGAGCTAAACTATCTTATGATGCAGGTAACGATACTTACGCTACACCAGCGACTAGTTACTGTAAAAAAGTAGTATACTTACACCCTAATGACCATACTTTTTATTATAGGTGTACACCATTTAGATGGCAATCAGCAACCACAGGTAAATTTATTGGTGACACAGATGGTGTAAAAGGTGGAAATAATAGTGATAATGAACATTCTGCTGGTGATATGGACCGACATCTTTATTTCCCAACTACGATTGTTGACATGGGGTCAAGAAACCAATGTATACAACAAATATGTTTAGATGAAAAATTTGCTGAAGAATGTTCAGTAACAGACCAGATAGGTAGTACCTCATTCCAAGATATAACAGACTTGGTTTCTGACGCTTATAATATGAAAGCCAGACAACAGAATTTACAGTTAGGTGATTTATTTGCTAGACCAGAATCAGAAATTGGTGGTGATATGGCACAAGCTTTAATGCAAAATTCTATGTTAGGTGTGTTTGGGTATGAAACTAATACAACTACAACATCTTGTGATTGTAGTGTAGCACCAGCCCCAAGCATACCAGCAACAGGTGATATAGAATATCCTTTACCTAATAATTGGAATGATACTGGTGTGTATGTTGACTACGCTGTTAATGTAAATGCGGGGTACGATATTCAATGGAGACCTCATTTATTTACCGCTGGTACCCCAACCATCATGACAGGTATGGATTTAATAGATTGTTTAGCTTATGAATTATCTGGTAGTTCACAAATAGTACCTTATTATCTTTGGAGGGTAGATGGTTCTAGTGGATTCGGTACAGAAAATAATGATTGGCAATACACCACAGGTTCATATCAATCACAAACTTATAATTGGACAATACCAGGTACACCATTCATCAATACCGCACCACTACTTATACATTCGGGGGATTACCAAAATAATGTAGGTGCGTTGAATAGTTTACCACAACCTGGAACTCCAGGTGACGCATACCCACCTATGACACCAAACACAGGGCCCTCTATGTTGTTCTCACAACCATTATTTTATTATTTTGGGTTGAGGCCAGGAGAAACAGCTTATAATAAATTTATTAGATTATATGTGGATGAAGAATTATCTAATAGTGTAATATAATGAGTAATAAAAAAAACATAAGAATTGTTAGGGGCGAATCTAGATTTGCTGGTTCACAAAATAAAGATATTAGTTTACAACCTTTATTAACGTCAGAACAACGCCCAATGATTGAGGGGGATAGAAATCTAGTTCTTAATCTTAGAGACCAGTTTGATTTTGAAAGAGATTATTCTACAATTTATAGACCATATGGTAAAATAGATGTTTTATATAGTAATAGGATAACAGGTGAAACTAATGACAATAGAGTTTTGGAGTATATGTATTTTACACCGGATTATATAGGTTGTCCAGATATTACGGTAGCAAGTGTAGGGCAAACTTATTGGAGTGGTCCACCATGTGTCGGATTACCACCATCTGATTTATTTACTTTTATGCCACCATATAGATATGGTACAGTAAACGCTTCACAGTATAGTAGTTTGGATTCATACCAAGATAATTGGGTTGCTTATATATCCTATATTTCAGATTGTGATAGTGGTCAAACTATGAGTTTTAGTGTGGGTGATGGTACAGACGGAATAAATTTAAATAGTGGTGATGGGATTCCAGCTCGTATACAAGTAATAACTACAAACGGTAAAGAAACAATAAGAATAACAACACCATCACCTCACGGTATATCATCCGGAGAATTTGTAGAATTACAGAGTAGTGCATCAATCAGTAACTTTGGTGGGGCCACACTAGTCTCAACAGTGCCAATTACTACAGACATAAATAATGTGTCCGTAACCACCAATAAAAACATATTTAATGTAGATTTTTTGGGTAATGAATTTGCTAATTCAGAAACTCACGTTTTAAATATATACACTAAAGGGATAGACATAACAGCCATACCAACAAATTCTTTTTGTGTCATAAAACGTATAATAAACATAGACAATATTAATGAAACACGTTCTAGATATTGTAGTCACATCCACACATTAATAACTAACTCTTCAGATTATACATTGGATAGGACAGGTTTTGAAAATGGTATTTACAATAAAAAAGGTAGGGTTTTTAAGTCTAAAAAAACACCAGATGGTTATGGTGATAAAACGGTAATCCTAGAAGATTTTAAGTCTTTTTTGTGGAATACAAACATGGATGTGGATGTGGAAGAATTTTTAGACAATCTAAATAGACCATTAACTGACTTATACCTAACAATATTCCAGACAAATAGAAATCTTATGTGGCATTATGAAGCCCCAGCCAATTCCCCAGCAGGGTACGGATGGGATTGGAATTTTAGACATAACGGATTTGTAGACCCATTTGTAAATAACGACACCAACCCAACAAACTTATTTCAAAACACAACTAATGGTTTAGACCCGTTACCTTTAAGTGGTACAACATATAGAGGTGCCTTTGTTGAGTACAACCCTTTTGAATTAAAGGAAAGGGTAGTTTCTGAAATCAAACACTCTTTAAAATTTAATACAGATGCTATGTATGAATTTGCTGGGTACCCAAATACATCTAGTTCACAAGTACATGTAAAATCTATATACAACTATCAACCACATCACAGAATACCAATACGTAAACTATCAACAACTATAAGTTATGAAGATAGTCTATTTACAACACCACCATACGCTACCTATTCTTTATCAGAGGGGACTTTTAGGTGGAGACCAATATTACCTATAGATTTTTTTGAAGATGGGGATAATGGGGTCACTTACCCATATTTAAATGATGCACATTATCCATATTTAAATATAGAATTTAAAATAGAACCTATAATGTTTGGGTATAGCTCTAGTAGCATAAATGTAGTTTCAGGATTTGTCGATGTCTGCGAATAGAATACAAATAAAAGCGTCATTAAAAAATAAAAAAGTTGTTGTGCCTTTAGGTCAAATTTTTGATGAAGTAGGTAGAGAACAACTTTTAGAAATGTATGATGAGATAGAGTTACAAAATAATATAAACTATATACAAGATTATGAAACTACTAGATACGCACCTAATTACCCACCTAAATTTGAAATATATTACGAATTTGAATTTTGGGATAGTGCAAATTCTACCTATGTCAGTGATTTTAATATATTAGATTATAGTAATTCCGAATTAGCAAAAAACGCACAAGCCTTCACTAAAAGTTTTTTTAAATTTGATTTTTTTGATACACCAGTCAGAGAAGAACAAAAACTACTATTCTCAACAATAATGCCTACCAATAACTGTAGAAAAAAAAGTGTAGTTATAGACCCAGCAGAAGACCCAGAAGAATATTGGAATCAAAGAAGTGAAGGTATCAACTTACCACAATATGATGTATATACACCAGCTTTCTCTGCTGCATCAGCTCCTGAAGGTGCTAATGAAAATTATTATTTACAATGGTTAAAAGATAGAGATTTATTTACTGGTAATACATTTTACATGACCTGTAAATTTTTTAATGGTAAAACTGGCACAGTCATCAGAATGTTAAATCAGTTACCATCACCGATACAAGGACAATATAGTTTTGAAGATTTTTTCTATTACCAGATAATTTTAAATATAGAAACTGGTAATACAAACCCAAAATATAATTATACAGTACACCCGTATAATTCAGTAGCTGGAGCTACTGGAATAACATTAGCACCAGCAGGTGAAACGGTCTTAGGACCAATAAAATTTTATGAATACGTAACTACATAGTATGGATATACAAAAGTTTACAATACGAAGAAATACCCCGGACACTGGGAGTACTGGAACAATACCCTGTACTGGAGGTACAAATTTTTACCCTATAAACCTTAGTACAAATTGTTCGGGAGACACGATGTATAACTCAACAGGTTCTCAAATAATGAGTGCTTTAGATAGTGGTGTTATGTCTAGTTTTCCGGATGAACTAAAAGATTGTTCACCTACAATCCCATGTGTTATTTTATGGGACGCGGCACTAAGTCCAAACCCAAATAATTGTTATAATCCAGACGGGTATAGTTATGTTAAATTTAAAGGTTTAGTACTTACTTCTGGAGGAACCTTCTACACTGGTAGTTATAATGATTTAATTACAATATATGATGTTACAAATACAAACATAAATCAACCGTTAAACTCACAAGGTGTTAATGCATTTTGGGGTGAAAGTGTGGAAATATGCAGTTGCTTGGACCCACTAGACGACATTTTATATAAGTTACCCCTAACATTAACACAAGACTTCAATGATATAGGGCACTATAGTATTTGGGATGGAAGAATAGACCAACAACAAGTATTTTCTAATTTTACTTTTACAGCTAACACTACAGGGAATGGTATGAAAATACAAGTATATAATACAACCAACTTTGGTTCGTATAAAGAATTCCAACAATCCCCATATAGAATTGATTGGGGTGAATGTGATTGTTCTATACCAGTTAATGCTAACGGTTATCCTTGTTGTGAAGATTTACAATACCCATCATTAACAAGTGAATATGAATATGTAAATCCATCACAATATAGTATTAAGATAACACATGAAGGTCCATGGGGACCAACGTCTGTTAGTCAAATAATAACGGTACCGAACCTAACCTACACCCAGATACTTGCCCAACCATTTTCATCAGCACCACCAACAGGAGCTGGAATGGGTGGAGCTGCGGTAGGAGCAGGGGTAGCACTATCACCAACAACACCAGGAGGTAACCCATATCAAGTAAATTTAAGTGGTCCTAACCCAACACCATCAGTAACACCACCACCAATGTTTACCTCAACAGCGTATCACGGTACTTACGGTACTATTGGTACACCAAACTATTACCCTTTAGATTCTGGTACTAACATAAATCAATATAGTGGTACCTCTATAGGTTGTTTTGAACTTACGGGTATCACAGAAAGTTCAGTAGGTATATTTTCTACATATAGTAATGTACCATCTACAACAGCTCCAGGATTTTTACCTAATGGGTTTGAAAAATTTGTCACAGTACCTGTTGGTGGTGACGTTATAGACCCATTAACTAACACTATAACAGCAGGTATGATGGGTGAGATATTTGAAGCAAATGCAATATACACTGGATATACAATATCTTCCGCAAATGGACAAACTCCTATAGATTTTTATGACTTTCCAAATGGAATAACAATTTTTGTAGCTACTAGTTGTGGTTTAAATTCTTTAGCGTTTGGTGGTGAAGATTGTTTTGAATGTCCCGAAGAAACTTGTGAATTTTGTTTAACTAAAGATGAATATATTGATAGGGTTACACTCACAGTAGAAACTATAACACCTAATCCACCATCTAACCCACCTAATTGGTCACCTTTTGTAGATTATGTTAAAGGAGATATCGTATATGATGTAACACCTCAGTCTTGCTGTTGTTATATTGCTGTAACAGATATAACACAAACAAGTAATACTGGAGGTAACAGTCCATTTGCAGGAATACTACCACACCAACTATATCAAGGTGTCTATATTAATCCTACTGGACCTGATGTACATGTGTGGGAAGGTTGTACACCTGATTGTGTGAGTTGTCCTACAGGAAGTGCTTTACCTTGTGAAGACCCTTATAATATTTTTAATGCGTATTCACCTATGGGTACTATTGGGATAGCGGGACAGTGGAATAACACACAAGTTTTTAACGCTGGTGAGTTTATATATGGTCCAGACGGAAATTGTTATAGAGCAATAAATAATGTACCAGCTGGTATCGTACCAACAGCCACTACTAACGTAACAAGTTGGGATTACGTGGGATGTGCAAGTTGGGTGTGTCCACAAGACTTAACAAATGTTGGTGTTGACGTTTGTGAATTAATTTCAGGGAGTACTCCTAATAGTTTTACTTTCTACGCGGGACCAGGAGGTTGTCTAACCGCATATAATAATGGTAATTGCCCTGTAGATGATAGATGGCATTGCCCAAACCAATATAATTGTGACACACCTGGATGTATCCAAATAGATTATACACATCCACAATATAATAATCCTGGTTACCCACTATCAGTTACTTTTTCATCAATGACAGACTGTGAAGACTGGTGTAACCCAATAGCTTGGTCATGTACAACACCAACAAATACACCATGTTGTTCTGAAGTTTCGTGTGCTGCTTTACCAGATTCAGACTATTATGATATAATGACAAATTATATACTTGCTACAGCACAAGTAACCGCCACTAATAACCAACTATTCCTAGACCCATTTTATACTTTAAATGATTGTGAAACTGGTGTCCCAGGACAAGGAATATCCGCATGTTGTGATTTTACAGCTTGGGAATATTTTTGTGACACAGGGTGTGTACAAATAACAGGTGGTAATTATCCCACTTCTGGTGATTGTGCAAGTGACCCAAATAATCTAGGTGGTTTACCAGGTCCTTGTGGTTGGGACTGTTATGACCCCTGGTACCAACCATGTAGTGGTGGTACCGGTTTTCCTGGTAGTACTACTTGTGTACCTTGTTATACTAATGGTTGTGGGCAATACAATACCTCAGCAGATTGTTGTACCTATTGTAACCCACCATTAACTGACTGTTGGGTTTGTTTAAGTGGTTCAGCTACACCATGTCAAAATCTAGCACCTTGTCCTACACCATTACCAACTTGGGAGGCGGACTGGGCTATTGACCCAGCACTTGTACCATTAAGTGGGTTTGGAGCAAATCCAAATCCTACAGACCCAACCTTAGCTTTACTATATCCAAATGGGTCCTACGCTACTGCACAAGATTGTGATGATAATTGTCCTACAGACGGTGGTATAGATTGTTTAGTTAGTTTAACTAATGGTAGTAGTTATGGTAATTGTGCAAATTACCCAAACCCAGTTGCATTACCTAGTGGTTGGGGTTGGTCACCTGGAGGCCCTTATGATTCTTATTCAGCTTGTTGTATAGCAACAGGTTGTTGTGATATAGAGTGTGATGAAAACTCTTCGATATTTAATCCAATGAGTGGATTATATGACCCATCATGGCCATATTGGCCTTGTGTTTACACTCCTGTTGCAGTAGGAAGTGCTAATATACCTTGTAGTCCTTTAGGACCAGTATATTGTACATTTACAGAATGTGTGACAGACAATCCAAATGGTTGTATTCCTGACGGAGAAACTTGTGAGTGTGCGTGTGACCCATTTACTGGTGGTGTTGGTGTAGACCAAGAAGAGTGGGATAGTACATATAATAACTATCAACTATATGATTATGTATCTTGGCAAGTAGGAGCACCTGATGTTTGTTGCTATTATTGTGACGTACCAATGGGTAGTAATCCTTACGTGGGTCCACCAGCAGGATTTTATGATTGTAATTATTTTATACCTGGAGGACCAGACGCACCAAACGGAACACCAAATGCTTGGATTAGTTGTGGTAGCACCCCAAGTGGAAATACGGTTGGTGGTTGTGACCCATGTCAACAAGTTGATGGGGATACCTATAGTTGTGACTTTATTGATGGTTGTGTTCTTAACGTTATACCATGTAATTTTGTTCTAGGTTCAGAAGCAGCTAACAACTGTTATACTGCTAGTACATGTATGGACCACTGTAAGGCAGGTTGTTTTTGTGATGATAATGGTACACCATCAGACCCTTCGGATGATTTTACAGATTGTGTAATGCAACAGGATGTTATAAATGGAGTAACGACCAACTCATCAAGTTGGTACGGGTTTTTAAGTGTGTGGCAGTGTCAACAAGGCATACTAGCACCACCACCAAGTAATTTAGATTGTTGTTCTGGTGCAACTAGTAAATTCCATTGTGACGATACTGAATGGTGTAGTTCATTAAATCCTTGTGTAGCACCTGATGGTTGTGGATGTATAGAAGTTTTTCCTGGAGACCCACTGTATCCTACAGCAGCTTATACTACTTTATCCGACTGTCAACAAAATTGTAAGTGGGCTTGTGACCCCTCATCAACCGGAGGACAATGTCAATTTGTAGGTAATAATCCATTAAACTTATTTCCGGAACATACTTCAGCTTTTGACTGTTGGTCCAATACAAATAACTGTAACTGTACAGCACCTTCAGTTTATTTTTGTGATACGAATGCTGGACAATCAGCAACTACTACAAATTGTTTCCCAGAAACTACCATAGTAAGTTGGATTGCTACACCACCTTTCCCAGGATGGACCCAAAATCAAGTATTTGGACAACAGGGTACTGGTACACCTTATCCAGCTGGTGCTACTGGATTCGCTTCCTTGGGGGACTGTCAAGCAGCTTGTAGATTTTGTTGTGACACAAATGTTAGTTGTACTTGTGACTTAAACCCGTATAACTTTTCCTGTGCGTTATCTATAGGAGATTGTATAAGTTTACAAGCTCAATATCCTTGTTGTCCACAAACAACAGAATATTGTTGTGATGAAACATTAGGGTGTATAAGTTTTGTTGGTACGATGCCAGCAAGTTGTGTACACGGACCATTCACAACACCAACCCAGTGTCAAGACGAGTGTAATTTCATATGTGGAGAATGTAAACCAGATTTAGGTCCTATAGCACAACCAGACCCATGTCACTGCAGTCTTATAACTATACCATTTTATTCAGCAGTACCACCATATGGTGCTTGTACAGCTTATAATACTTTAGCAGACTGTACAGCCAATTCTTACCCATTAGGTGGTACAGGTTCTAACAATACTACATGTTGTCCGTGTGAAGATTGTAAAACAGCAGGGAGTGTTACATTCCCAGTAATTGACGCCGCTGGTACTTGGTCGTTAAGTAACGTTGTAATACCAACGCCAATAGTAGGTAGTGTACTTGCAACCCCAGCATGGACTCCGGCGATAAGTTATAATATAGGTGATGTTGTAATTGACGCTGGTGGAAGTGGAGGAACATTAACTAGTTGTTGTTTTGTTATGGTGTATGACCAATATGACCACGTTTTACATAGTTTTATGAATCCACACCAATGGTATGACGCATACGCGAATGAATTAGCAAATAATACACCTAGTACATTTCCTGGTGGACAACCAAATGGAGGGTACCCAATGTGGGTGCCGTGTGACACCAGTTGTCCTACCACAGCTGCAACTCCTACGATGTATGAATGTCTTCCAGGGCAACCAATATACACTGGTCCTTGTATGAACGCAACTCTGCAATACCCAATAAATCCAGTAGGAACAACTGGGTACGGAGCGATGGGTATTAATGCAGGAACCAGTTCCTGGTCGTTTCCTCAAATATTTTTTGATTGGATAGTACAAACTTTCCCACCAAATACGGCATTTGCTAGTAAAAAAGCTGTAAGTCCAAACGCTGTCAATGCTTCCTGTCCTAATCCTGACCCTAATCAGTATGGTGGTGCTGGTGGAATGTTTCTGACACGACCTAGATGTCATAATCAAAATGTTATATATACCCCAGCAAATGGATGCGGAGGTTTATTTATTGATTGGAATGACGCTATCGCTAAATTAAATCTGGTTAATGCAAATCTAAGTTTACCACAAACATTTAATACAGGTATGAATGTACAAGAAGCAAGAGATGAAATGACTAGTTATGGGGAAACAAATGTCGGGCTTTTCGCTGGATACTCTAGTTGTCAATGTTCACAAGTAGGACCATGTTCTTGTCAACAATGTACTAGTGGACTTAACTGTGTATATCCAAATTTAACATTATGTAATTTAGCAGCAACTGCAACTCCTTGTTGTCAACCACCACAAACAGGATACTATGTTTGTGATACAGGAAATCCAAACCCAGGTACTGGAGTTTGTCCTTGTGTGTGGGACGCAAATGCTATTGTGGGGTATAATTCTATCTCAGATTGTACAGGTGACACCACTACATGTTGTTACCAACCAACTCCAACAATGTGGAAATGTAACCCTTATTCAGCAACTACATCAGGATGGTCAGGTTGGGATGGTTATTTACAACAGATGAATACTCTAGGGGCTACAACGTTAAATCATTTTACTATAGACGCTGCAGATGCTCAATATCTAGTATCTATGGGGCAGTCTCAAGCATACGCCAATACAATAATAAATGCAGGATATTTCCCAGATGCACTAACAGCTTTACAAGTGTTTTTTGCTAAAGTTAGAGGGTTGGGTTATGATTTTGATGGTCCTGGTTCTGTATTGAGTGGTGCTCTAATTGGTGCTTACTGGTATAGTTTTACAAATTATGTTAGTCATGTACAATGTTTTCCATATACAACACAAACAGGATTACAACAATCCCCTGACTGTTTTGCACAAGTAGCGGATGGTACCTATCGTTTGAAAAGATTATTGGTGGACATTGGCCTCCCATCTATATTTGGTGGTGGTGGTTCTGCTATAGTCTACTTTAGTGACCCTAATTATTGGTATAATGTTATGACAAATAATAGTCAACCTAACAATTGTTTAAGTAATGCCAGTGTGAATGTAATGTATAGTCCGAGTCAGGCGGGTAGTCCTCAGTATAGTCCTGATGGGTACTTACTTGACCTTGGATTACTTATTAGTACCATAAATAGTGACCCTAATATACCTTGTAATGGTCCTTCAGCACCTACCACAGCACTTGTGGTTAATTCTGAACCAATGTGTGGACCACCATGTGAATGTTACCAACACCCTAGTGGTGTATATAGTTCACTGTCACAATGTGAACTAGACCCAACAAATTGTTGTGATACAATTATACCAGATAGTTGGGATTGTGTTAATTGTCCGGGGACATGTAATTGTTTAGACCCAGGAACCGGACTAGGTCAATACCAATCCCTGGGTGCTTGTCAAACTGCTTGTGTAAACCCATTATTAGGTTGTGACGATTGTGATATTACCTTAGCTAATGTTTTAACTTCAACACCAATCTATTTGGGTGGATGGGACCCAAACACCCAATATAATTTAAGTGAGTGTGTAGTTTCTGATATTGATAATTGTTGTTATTGTTGTGTACCAGCAGGACCTATGCCAAATAGTGCAAACCCATACAGTACTCAAAGTCTACAAACTATGTTATTTCAAGTTGTTGCAGCTTCAGTATGTAAAGATGGCCAAGGAGACCCTAACACTATTGTAGGTGTAAATATTGGTGGGGGGATGTGGTTACCGTGTAACATTGATGCTAATAATAACCCATGTGGTACTGGGCCGGCTCAAGAATGTGATGATTGTAATGTGACACTAGCTAACGATTTACCAACACCAGTAACTTTCCCACACCAAACAATTAATACAGCATATACTTCTGTACCATTTCAAATAGGTCAATGTATATATAATGTAGACCCTACAAAAATCAACGAAAATTGTTGTTGGTGTTGTGGTTGTGAATTTGGTTGGGATAATGTTGATAACAAATGTGTAGAACCACTTCCTATCGGTCCTGGTGGACCAAGTTTAGCAACAGCTAGGTCTGCACAATATAGTTCAGTAATGCCACCACCTTGTCAAATTGTTAATATGGACCCAGGTAGTGGTGACCCTAACACTGGTGATTTTATAGTTAATAATGGTACCTATAATAGTGCGTGGTTACCTTGTGGTGTTAATAGTCTAAATAATCCTTGTGGTGGTGCAAATAGTTCATCCTCATCATCCATACAACCGTCCTCATCTATAATACCTTTTTAATTTAAAATGATTATGGAATATGGGAAACATAAAAAATATGAAATAGGGTACATCAAAGTAGATAAAAAAATTTATATGCCTACAGTAGAAAGGTTGGATAAATGGGTTGATATAATATCTAAAAAAAAATGGTATAATAATTTTGAATTTTATATTACAGGTTCTTTTACAAGTCACATAATGAAAATAAGACCTTTTTGGCCTACATGGGATGTAGACATGGTTGTAACACAAGAAGAAGGTAAAGAATTGGACTACGATTTAATTAAAAGAGTCTTACTGGAATCTGTTGAGGTTGCTTTAATAGATTGTGATTTTTGGATGGACCTAAGTTTCCAAAGAAAAAAAGATATATGGGGGTTAAAACCAGGACAATCACTAAATAACGCAGACACTCACATAGTAAAAGCAATCAAATATAGTAATAAAGGTAAGGTAGAGTTAACTAAAGATTTATGGGAAATACACAGAGAGTTTCCCCTAAAAAAACATATAGCAAGAAATAAGTTTGGTTTTAAATACGGTAAACCAATTTCAATAAAAGAATATAAAGAAAAATATTATGAACAAAATGTGTCAGTATAAATTATTACTGGGATATTTATAATAAAATAATAGATGGGATTTAAAAAAATTTTTAGAAATGGTTGTATACCACCTTTAACAAAAGAAGAGGTTTTAATGAATGTTTGTGAAAGACCAGAAACCAGGTCTAACATATTTATTGAAAGAGGTAAAATAACCGTCTTTGAAAAACCCCAAAGACTAGGACAAACACCAAATTTAGGTGAGTTAGAGTTACATGGATATGGGTTTTATAAAATTAATAAACAACCTTAAAAATGGCATTAGGAGCATACGGAATAAAAAGACCAGCTGACGTACTTCCAGACGACGTACAAATTATTGTACACTACACACCAAGTAGGGACGCAACCTCTAATTTTGTAGTTTCACAATTACCAGCAAATACCTTATTAACACCACATTACCACCAAAATAATACTGGTGGGGCAAACGGTGTTGAAATTCTAGGTGGACTATACGATTTACAATTACCGTCCAACGTATTCGCATCTAAAGGAATTTATACAATTTATATTAGACCAGTAGAGATAAGAACTACTATAATAGATTGTGGTATCTTAGCTTCTCTACCAAACGTAAAAGGGCTTGTCTTTGATTTAAATAATGTACCAGCAGCATATAGAAGTAGATTTAAACCCCATTCTTTAGTGGGTTATAGAATAGAATACTTACAAGCAAATGGAGAAAAAATACATAACTTTTTTAGAATAGTAACATCTAATTTTTATTGTGAACCAGTAGCAGCAAACCTAACAAACCCAAATCAGGTAGCACCAAGATACGTCTACACAAACACTGAAACAAATTTAATATTTTGTACACTAACACCAACAAGTGCCCCATCAAATAATCCTAACGCGATTCCATTTATAGGGCAACCGGGACAAAACGTTATAATTACAAATACATTTTTTAACCCAATTGTTTTAGATGTAGAAATGGTAGACCATGATTTCGACACTTTAGCTATTGCATTATACGGTAACCAATCTAAATCAATAGACGACGGAATCTACACTCTTTACGACTTTAACCAAAATATCTATCAACAATACGATTTATATGAGGTTAGAGACCAATTTAATGACCAATTATACGAAATTAGAGCAAATAGAGGTAACAATATAGATTTTAGTAAGACATTTAGTACAATAAACGTTTAACGAGTTATGGCTAGTAATAGATTTAGATATCCACCAGCACCAGGACACGGAGGAGATACCTTTAGTGATAATCTAGTAGGTAATCAAATAACAGACGGGTCTTCACAAATGACCATGGGTAATTTTTCCATTGGTCAAGAATACACTCGAAGTGTATCCACACCTCAAAAACTAGAAGGATTTTCTAATCCAATTACCCTAGAGTCTCTAGATTTTAACGACTTAAAAACAGCACAGGCATTTGTAAAAAATAATTACCAAGTATACATTAATACCGATACAAATAATATAGCCGAATTAGTTTTATATGGTTCATTAAAAAAGAGATTAAGTGTTGCCACCCAAAGTATCATTAATTTTTTTCCCGCAGCTCTATTCATTGATGGGGTAAATTCACTTAACCAAAGTGGTAATACCACAGCTTATAATATAAACTACAATAGTGGTACAGACCAAACTACTTTTAATGTAAGTGTAGACCACATATCAAATCCATTTGTTATAGAATTTACCTCAAATGGTGAGTTACTTAATACACCTATTAGTAAGGAACAAATTTTAAATAATTTAGAAATGTTTGGTTATGGAGCTGACACATTAATTAAAGTTGCAGATGGAACAGTATCTAAATTAAGAAACTTAACTACAGAATATAAAAATTATGTTTTAACCCTGGGTGGGGAAATAAATGCTTTAGAATATAAAATAATAGATTTTAAACCACAAACTGTAACTACAGGTTTTCTAACTTTTACTGTTGATGGTAATCCATTTATAAATAATAGTAGTACTACGGATACATTCTTTATTAAACCTAATAGTTTAGAAAGTGACGAAGTATTCAAAAACTTCGATTATGTTGAAAGGTTTTTAATGAACAGAGATGTAGTACCTGAATATACAGCAACTTTTAAATTAATAAAAGAATCTAGTGCGGGTGGAACATTTTATAGTAATACTATGATAACTTGGCCTAAACAAGACGCTATTAATATAGACATAACTAGTAGTGGGTACACTAATTATCTGACTCAGTTATCTGACTTAGGAAATGAATTAGATGTACAAAAAACTAACTTAGTTTCTAGATTTTTAACGGCACCAGTACTAAAAGAATTTGATACCACAGACCAAAAAATAGAAAAAACACTACAAATATATGGTAGAAGTTTTGATGATATAAAAACATTTGTAGATGGTATAGCTTATATGACCAATGTAACATATGACAGTAAAAATAACATACCTAACGAATTAATTAAAAACTTTGCAAGAACCTTAGGGTGGTCAACACCTAACACACTAAATAACAACACATTCCTAGACAACGTATTAGGGGTAACAGCACCAGAATATTCTGGTAGTAGTGTAAGTATGACACCAGCAGAATTAGATATAGAATTATATAGAAGGATACTACTTAACACAGGATACCTATTTAAATCAAAAGGTACTAGGAAATCTATAGAATTTCTATTAGGTTTAATGGGTGCACCTGAAGCGTTAGTTGAGTTTAATGAGTATATAGTTTTAGCGGACGCAAAAATAAATTTAAATAAATTTTATGATACTTGGGCTGTTGTTTCGGGTGGGACATATGTAACTAAAACAATAAAATATAGTATACCATTTTCATCTTTTACATATGTTACCGGTACAACCACTAATAACTTTAATTTTGGGGACTACCCAATAGACGGTTCGGGGTACCCAAAAGTACCACCAACAAACAACAATTTCTTTTTCCAAAGAGGAGCTGGTTGGTTCGAAAGAACAGAGGAACATAAATCAGATTTAATTATAAATCAAGAAGCCTCAACATTAAGTGGGTGTAATCCTAGTGTAGTAACTAAATTTAATAATTTTACTTGGGGTGGATTTTGGTCTACTGGTACACACTCTAACAACCCTAAAGCACCATATTTAGATAGATTTAGAAGATTTCCACATATGTATTTTGGGTATTCCCTAGAAAGAATTATAGACGACAAGAAATCTTGGGTAGAAATAGGGGAAGATATATATAGACCAGATTTAGACCCTGATATGGACATTTTCCAAATAAATAACGCACACCAAAATTTTAAAAACAATGTTTATAGGGAAAAATGTGGACAATTACAAAGAAGAAAAGAAAAATTAATTGCTAAGTTTGAAGAATTAACCGCAGCGGGTACAAACCCAAACTGGAGAAAAATACTTATAAGTAGAATTCGATATGTCGAAATGTTTCAAAAAAATAGATGTAAGACAGAAGATGAAACTAGAAGATATAGTTTTAACGATAGATATTGGAGAAGTGCATACTACCAAACAAGTAACGAAAAACTAATTTTAAATGTTAAAAATGTTGATTTACATTTAAACATAGGACAAGGATTGACGTACGATGTTTGGAGACAATCTAGTTTATATAATTGCATGTTTAGTGGGGGTACATTACCACCACCATACCCATCAAGTGGTGGAACTTGGGACTCAACTAACCCACAAATTAATGCTAAAAAATTAGATTTTAAGTTATTTAGAGATAATTTCTGGAAATATTTTATTGATGTTAAAAATAGAATGACTATAAATGACGGTAAAACTGGTGGGTATCCAGTACTACAACAAATGTACCTAGATTATCTAAATAAAAGTTGTGGTGATAATAATAAGTACACCTACACTAAAATGGTTGATTACGCTCAATCCATGGGTGACTATTGGATAAGGATAGTAGAACAAATGATGCCAGCAACAACACTATGGACTAGTGGTGTTAAAATAGAAAATTCTGATTTTCATAGAGATAAATTTGTCTATAGATGTTTTTCTATGTCAGGAATATCCTATGATTCTGGGTATACAACTACCTTTACAGTAAATCCTACAGGATATACTTCTTTTCCAGCACCACAATTCCAAGCAAGGATGATGAGTTTCAACGCACCACCCGAAGCCCCTCAACCAAATACTATATATTATAATAACATACTAACCGGTAATACAACTAATCCAATATCCACTTATGCTTCTGAATATGATATAAATCAAAAGTCATTAATATCGGGAAGTGAGTTAGTGGTCAAAGAAGGTAAAATATTAGCTAATGAATTTAACACAAACAAAAGAAAATTTGAATCCGAACCAATCTTTACAAAACAAGGTAGTACAAATAATCTTTTATGTGTGTATGGTTTAAAAGAATTTGGTAATCAAGGACTAGGTTGGTTAAAAACCTACAATTTAAATAGTGGTGGAGGACTCACAAGTCCAACCCAACAAGCAACTACAACTACACCACCCTCACGTGGTGGTGCCTCGGGTATAAATACAACTTCTAGTGCTGGTTCTTCAGGTGGAGGTGGATATTCATCAAGTGCTGGAGCTGGAGGTTCTTCAGGCGGAGGTGGTGGAGGATATTAAAAAATAATATGGAAGAAAAAGTATATAGAACAAAAATAGATTTAAGAGTTTTAGGAGATGAAATAAAATTTGTTTTTTTTATGTCCGGAAATGTTAATAGTAGAACTCCTTCTGAAGTAATAAGTAAAAGAGCGTCATTTAATTTTATTTATGATACTAATTACCCAGTAGATGTTATTGTAGAAATAAAAAGTGGTGTACAAAGAACATTTCTATATTTTGACGAAAAAATACTAAAATATAATAATATAAATAAGTTTATAGGGTTAAAACCCACACCCATAATTTTAGAAGTTTTTACAAATTCTAAAGGCAATCTTGGGTTTGAAAAAATAAACACCTCAATGACTGGTGCTTTTCTAAGTCATAAAAACTATTTTAGTAGTAGTCCTAATAGTGGAGCTATAGAACCTTTTGGTAAAATTATTGGTGGTAAAGCACATGCCTTACAAATGATAATACCAGGTGTTACATTTAGAAGAAATACAATACATAACCTATCTTTTGATATGGATATTTTCATAGAAAAATGCGGTCAATATGTACATTCACTGGACTTTAAGGTTAATTTAGATGATGATAAAATAATTAAAGGTAATATTATAACTATAGAACCTGTAAAACAAATTACAACACCACCACAAACAATAAAATTAGAAACAACTTATCTAACACTACACTCTAAAGATTTGTCGGATAGAGAAGTGATATACGACTACAAAAAACAATTAACACCACAAAATTGTTTACCAGAGACTTTAGATTTAATTAGTAGTAGAGTTTACGCGGTGAAAAACCCATTAACACCAAACGTTAACTTAAATGATGTAAACCTACCAGCTAACAATTTAATACAAATACCATATAATATTTCTAGATTTGTAGAAAACAATGAGGTTAAAGAAAGTAGAAAAGTATTTAAAAATGGAAAATATGTGTACCCATTAAATTGGGCAAGTGAATTACAAAATAATGAACTTTTTAGTGAAGCTGACAAATGTTACTCTTTAAAATTTTCTACCAAGACACAATTAAAAGCTTTTGAAGAAAAATTAAAAACACAACAAATCGGAAGTATAGAAAATTATCCTACAATCAACTCGCAAGGACAAATACAAAATATACCCAGAACTTATTCTAGAATATCACAATGGGTTAACAGAAGTTCTTTAAATACATTTACAGATGTAAGGTTTACATATACTGTCGATGGTGATATTAACACAATAACTATTTGTCCTAGTAAAGAATGTACTGTAGGCCCCACAAAAATAGGTTCGGAAGAAGGATTATATACATCAGGTAATGAATACTTACTACCAAACGGAGAAGAATATGTAGGTTTCTACCATGTACACCCAGAAAAAGGTGCAATGGTTGGAGCAAAACATAGTCCTAAAGCACATGACCTTCTCACAGCTCTGTATACTATAGCACCTATTAGTGCTAACACTGTAACAGATTTTTGTTTTACAACATACGATAAAAAAGATGAAACAGAATTATACACAGGATTTACAGCTACGACCGGTGACCCTAATATAACTAATAAAACCTATGACCTACATTTAAGTGGAGCTTCTTTTTCAGCTAATACGATAGTGCCTATTAGTAATATAGAGAGACAAACAAAAATGAAACTAATCGGTGATACTACTCTAGAATACAGACCATATACATTTAGTGAAGCTTATGGTAGAAATAATGGGACATTAATTTTTAATGAGTCGGATGTGGACAACTACCTTACTTATTCCGCATTAACTAGTGGTGTATATAGGTTTACATATAAGGGGTATTTAAATATAAAATATACTGATAGTCAGTGGTGTGAGTACCTAGAAAAAGCATATCCTTCCGGATTTACAGGTAGTTACCCAGGTAACGATTATGAGATTAAAAGACTTATAAATACCTCCATAATCCAAGCGGGTGATGGTGAAAAAGAAGTTGTAGCAACAGACACAGACTTTAAATTTAATGCTGGTGAAAAATATAGAGATTGTACATCTGGGAGAGAAAAAAATATTTGTGGTGATGCACCAGATAATACTGGAATATTAAACTTTAATTTTACAGCTTCTATAATACAAGGTTCATCGACAGGTGGTACCGGAACAACATTATCTGAGTTTAAAGTTGTAAGAAGTAGAAAAACAGATGGGTTTGCAAATGATTATTTAACATTAGATGTTGATAAAAATGATTTAACTACTAGTGGTATGAATAGTTGTATATTAAGTTCTATGACATCATCTACCATATTTCACAAACAAATACCAGTTACATTGGACACGGGATTAATAAACTTAATTAGTGGACAAACCATACAATTAAAATATGAAACAGATTGGAACTCAACTTCTAAAGGTGGGTTCTATTACTTATCCGGTGGTGCAACAGCTATAGATATAAATTTAGGTCATAGATTAGATACTAGTGGGAACACTTTAGAATCTCCTTATTATCGTGGTATAAAAGCATCTAATGGTGTTAGTAGTAAAAAATTATTCTTTGATTCAACCAAAAAATCACTACCATTTGAGTTTAAAGTTGGTGACACTACACAAACAATAGAACTTGATGGTACACTTTATTTGTCAGATAGTGAATGTGGTAACATACGAACACCTTTTGTCGATAATAATACCTTTGGTGGTTTAAATTTTGTAGATAGTACAGCTCCTGACGGTAAATTGGTTTGGGATATAAGTACAGAAAAACCTACAAATAACTGGCAAAGAATGATAGAAAATAATACAATAAAAGACTACATGTTAAGTGATAAATCTAATTCACAAATGACCCATATGAAAGAAAACGGGTTATTCTCATTCTACCTACCAACCTATAACAGTTATGAGTACGGTGCAAAATGTGATTTTAATTTCCCACAATTAAGCCAGTCTTATATTATAGTTAATAACTTTAAAAATTATTACGGTAATACATTATTACATTATATAGTAGTCACACCAGACTGTGGTTTTTATAAACCATGTTCTGGAACAAAAGTAGGTACAACTTATGATATTATACATAAAACTACACCAGCTGACTGGAAATTAGTAAATCTAAATAGAAAATTAAACATCAAAGGTAAAGACGTTAATATAGTTTCTGCTTTTTCACATTACAATCCTGAACCAGAAGTCTTATCTAATAGTACTAAATGTAAGTACTACTGCCAATGTGGACAAGAACTCTCCAAAGCATTGAAGTTAGACCCAATATATGGAATAACTAATATATTTCACGATTTAGAAACTAAAGAGTGTGATGATTGTTTAAAAAACGCACAAGAATATTGTTTTTCTTTAAATAATAAATGTACAGCACATTTAGTTGGGGACTGTGCAAACGATAATATTTATATGGGACAAGTAATAAACAATTTAAGACCAACTACATTTAACACACCTGTTACCACTACACTATTTGGTGGTTCAGACGTATCTTCTGAAGGTGGGTATCCATCAGGCCCTAGTGGAAAACCAGGTGTTGTAACAGAAGGAGGCGACCCAAGAGGAGGTGAACCAAGAGGGGGCGACCCAAGAGGAGGTAACCCAAGAGGGGGAGGTACTTTAGATACTGGAGTTTTTGTTCTTGGTGATAGGCCAACAAATATTGTAAGGTATGGTTGTAAAGAAGGACTGTGTTTTGAAGACCCTGATGGGTTGTATACTTCATTTGAAGAATGTGTGGCAAGATGTTCACCACCACCCCCACCACCAACAGGTGGTGATGGACCAGTTAAACCTGCAACTGATACAGAAGATGAAACTACAGAAGAAACAAGAAATGGTGGTAAATATGATGGACCAACTGAAGTTAGTGATGTGATAAAAGAAGGATTGTGTAGTGCTGGTTACTACTGGTGTGAAAGTGTTGGTAGATGCATAAGTGACAAAGAACCTTGTAAAGGATAAAAATAAAATATAATTATGGCAATAGCAACATCTAACGGAGATATAATGTTAATCAACTATAATGTAGAACACACATTAAGTGGTAAGTGTAATGGGCAAATATGGTCTGTCGACGTTTCCGGTAATACAAGTGTGATTCCACCATATACTGTTAGTTGGTCTGGTAGTAGTAATAGTTATACAGCAGATACTTTTGATATTATAAATTTATGTGAGGGTTGGTATGAGGCTACTATTACCGATTCTCGAGGTAATACTGGTAGTACCGAACTACAAGTAAGTGGATTTACGGTACCATTAATAGAAGCAACATTATCCAATAATGACTGTGTACTAGACACCAATAAACTAGGACAAATTAGTGTTACAACCTCAACAACAACAACATCTAGTTTTAGGTATGACTTGGTTAAAAATGGAAAAGTTGTGGATAGATATTATGGTACAACTGCTGATACAACACATATATTTTCTGGTGTGACTAATGGGGTATACACTGTTAGTGTTATTGAAGATAGACCTATGAATACAAACATAGCACCTGATAATAGTGGGTGTACACCATATAACTATAACGATGGTAATAATGGAATGAGTACTGCAGGATGGAATCTTAACACCCTTTCCGGTAGTAGTATGAGCTGGGAACCATATGTACCCAACGCACCTTATGATATGCCATTTAGTTCTGGGTGGGGACCAGCACCAGCGACTTCTGCAGCATACTTTGATACTGGACTAGGTGTGGATGGAAAAGTTTATAGTAGTAATCCATATGTGTGGTTTTACACCGGTACAACAGCTAGTAGATTAACAGATAGTAGTGATGATTGGTATTTAGGTGAAGCCGCCATAGACATGACAGAGGGTGGTAATCTAGGACCAACAACATTAGCAGCAACCGCGGGAAACATAGGAAAATTTTACTATAATACAGTAATTCAAAAATATCTATATTGGTGGCCAGCACAGGGAGCTAGTTATGGTTGGAGAACATTAGACCCTAGACAAAATTATGGCATATTTGGTAACCCAGTAGCAGTTAGTGGTTTAACAGGTACATCTTATGGTGTAACAATAGAAGATGTTAGTTCTAGTGATTACTCAGTTAATTCGGGTGGTACAGTAGCTGTTGGGACAGGAATAGTTTTAGAAGGTGGTTCATCACAACTTTATGCTACTAGTGGAAATATTAGTGGGGTTGTGGGTAAACAAAGTTTATGTTCGTACTACAATTACACTTGGGAAGTTACATTTAGAAGTGGGGCAGCTGATGACGATACTATAGGTATTACTCTTGCATCTTTTAGGGATGATAGAGGTAAATATGGACCTACAGGTGTGACACATACTTTAGACTTAATATTTAATGGTAGCCAAGGTACAACTACAGTCGCTACTAATAATGGTGCTGACGCATATGCATTTAGTAACTATAACACACCTAAATTTAGAAATTGTAACGGTGGGTGTAGTGGTGCAGAAACAACTAACTATGGTATAACTACAGTATTGAGTAACACAGCAAGTAAAACACCATTTACCACCAGTACCAATTGGAATGTTATGGGCGCAACCAGAATTAGGGTAAATAGATATGGTGATTTTGGTGAATTTTTTACAATTGATTTTACAGATACTATGGCTAACGCTTCGGGGGGTGCAATAACAAAAGGTAATGGTGATGCGAATCCATATAATTCTACCTATACTATAGATTTTAATTTATTAGATAAAAGTACTTGGGTAGGAGATAATGCTTCAGCTCCTTATTGGGTGGATAACTATGCTTTATGTAAGTATTTGGGGTCTAGAGGTATTGGTTTTTTTGCTAGTTCACAAGATGATGCCAGATTCTACCATATGCAATTTACCGGTGGTTCTTTTAATGAATATTTAGAAGGACCAATATGTGGTGTGGATGACGGACCAACCGAAACCATAGGTATTACAGCTACTACAGCTACAACAGTAAATATAAATAATACTAAATGTAGACCTAAATATAACACAACCCAAAAAGGGGTACCACAAGTAAGACCCACAATTAAAGCTTCATTACAAACAATGCCATCACCAGCATTAACTATTAATGGTTTAAGTAGACCTACCACAACAGTATCTACAGAGGTTGGTGGTAAACCAGCACTAGAAGTTTACAATTTAGAAAACACTAAAGGTAAAAATATACAATTCTATTTTGGTGGTAATAACCAGGATATGATTTTTGAAAATGCATACCCTAAATTTAGAGTATACCCCTATATATTTGAAACTGAACAAGTAGCTCCATTAGCCGATTACGAAGCGATATTTGACACAATGCCAGCTTACATGGATAGTGATGTTAAATCCATAATATTTAGTGCTGAAACATTCATGCCATTATCAGGGTTGTCTACAGATACCTCATGGGAATTTATAATAAGACCTAGTTATTTATATAAAGATAAAAATTCTACAACAGATACTTGGGTGGATACAGCAGAATACCCAACAAGTAGGGATATAGATGCGGGTAAAGATTTTTACATGGTGGTACTACAAAACCCACCAGTACCACAAATATATTTAGACGACTTTGATGTACCAATAACAGGTTACGCGGTATTAAGAACTGAAACTTATAAATTAGTAAGTGGTTCCGGTGATTTACCTGATACGACAGCAACCACGTATACTTCATCTACATTTTACTACACACTGGAATCACCAGTAGCTAGTAGACCTATGGTTAGTGTTAATGGTGTTGTTTTAAAAGAAGGAAGAAGTGGTACTACAGTACCTGATGGGTATAATGCAGGTGGGATTGCATCAAACGATTATGGTGATTATTATTTTTATGAAAATACAAGAAGTGTTATATTTCACCCAGAAACAGTACAGAATGGTGATGACCTACAATTTATGTATGATACACAAGGTGGTGCGTATACACAATCTGTAGAAATCCCAGGGACAGTGAGTACCGAATCAACCGATAGAATATATGAAGAAAATGGGTATTATTACGTTAATCTAGAAAAACAATCTGTTGGAGCGATAACATTGGCAATAAATGGGGTATTACAAAATGATAAAAAAGATTATAGAAAATTTAGTGACACTAAAATACAATTACTAAATGAACCATCAACATATAGTAGTGGTGATGTGTTAGTTTTATTTTACAAAACAATTTATAGGGTAATATCAGCACCTATAACTAAAGACCCTATTGTACCAGTAACATATACAAAAAATAATAACTTAGAAGAAGAAATAATAGTTAGACTTTTTAATTCTACTGGTAATTTAGTACAAGAACTTAGAGACAAAATAGATATTGATATGTCAGGTAATATATTTAGAGAATTTAAATTATTACCTCCCGACCCAGATAGTTATTATTACTATGTTTTGGTAAGAAGATACTACCCATTGATTGGGGGACAAACAATTACAAGTGAATCACAGACAGACACAATAAACTTTGTTATGGATAGAAACGTATTCTATTCACCACCAAGAAACAATAATTCAACAATAATCTCAAACACCTCTAGTGGTAGTATTTCTTCGGGTGGTGGATATTAATATAGAATATAGTGAACAAACTAAAATAAAAGGTATTTATGATTAAAGACAAAAATTATGAGTTATATAGTTAAAAACAGTACACAAGGAGCTATCGTAGCTCGATTAACAGACGCTGGTAGGAAAAAACTATCAGAAGGTAAATTAAATATTGGACTATTCCAAGTAGGAGACAGTGAATTTTGTTATGATTGTTACACTAATTCACTAACATTTGCTACTGGTACACATATTTTACAAGCAGAACATAACGCACAAAATCTCTTAGGTTTTCCAGCAAAAAATAAAGGACATGTTAAATACCCGTTACAAGATGGTATAGCTAGTGGTGATACATTTGGTCCAACAATACCACAACCAGGATTCGAAGAAGTTTACAATACAGCAGCTCAAAGAGGATTTTTTAGTGGTACGGGTTGTAACTTTGGTGCAGAAGTAGGGTTTGAATACGTACTGAACTCAAATTGGGTAACACCAGCCTCAGCTATGACTGGAGGTGCAACCATGCAAATATTAAGTGCTGGTACAACAAGTCTTTTTGCTGACGAATGTTACACAGATATTGATTACACACCCATGCCAGGAGATTTAATTTCGGTAACCTACCAACTATCTGGGGGCACTAGTTGTTTTGAATTAAACTGTGACGCACCTTCACCTACACTATTCTACCAAGTTTTAGATAATGGAGGTGTAGCATCCGACCAACAAACTACTACTATAACGTTAACATTAGATAGAAATATAGCTGATTTTAATAACAGTGCAAATTTAGCATTCCAATCATACTCCGCTGAAACTTTTGCTAGGGTAAGGGTTTATCCTGGGATGTCAGCTGACCCTATGACAACTGATAGTATATATGTTACCGCAAATACTTCTACGTATTGGTGTAACGACACACTCTCATTTAATAGTTGTTGTGATGTGTCAGAATTTGACGCTCAAATATGGAATATGAACATTAATTGGACACATACTGTAGCCGGAGTAGACCCGGCAATATACGAAGGGGTAAATCATTATGGGTCAAGTGGATATTCAGGTTCTAAAGAATATTTTGGTTTAGAGAGCGATAATGGACAAACATTTAGTAATACCGCTTATGACAATTATCAAGATTATTTTGCTGGTACCTGGTATTATGATTCATTTAGTAATGTTAGAGGGGTTAAACCTTCAGAACAAAAATGTGCTGGATTCATACACTACACCAACTTAAACACCACAGATTTCTATGGTGAAAAATTTGCTTTAGAATCTGTAGGTTATAACCCAGCAACCACAATAGGTGAAGCACGTAATTTTAAAATGCATTTACCTTGGTTAATGTGGCATAAAAAAACAAGTGTTACCGGTTCTGGTGCAGGTACGGGAATGGGAGACGAAACGAAATATGGTCAAACTTTTTATGTTGACCCAGTTGGATTTAGTGTTTTCCCAGTAGGTGCTCAACCACACATAATGCAATCCAACCTTAATCCTAATATGAATGATGATGGACTAAGATATTATCATTTATGGGATGATAATTCAGGTAGTGGAACAACTAACCCTAATAGGGTGGGTAAAGTATTCCCAGATTATAAAATGGTGGTAATTGATGATGAAGAATTATTAGCAGCAATGTCGTATAAATCAAATAGAAGTTGGACTTTACCAGCACCTAAAACAGAAAAATTCCCAGCTGGTACTATGTGTACCACAGGATGTACTGGAGGTGCTGTACAATTCCCTGGTGATACACTTTATATGACATATATGTTGGTTAATACTGGAATGACTACTGGATTACACTGTAATTATTATGTTAAAGAAACAAAAGTACCTGGAGAAACCGCTTTTGACGTAGCTTTTACATTGGGTAGAGAATTCCCTTATTTAATTACTGATGAGTTAGGTACTGGATTTACAGCAACAAAAGTATACATATTAACACAACTAGTTCAAAATGGAAACACATTAAATCCAGCAGATTGGCATTATAGAGATGTGACTGCTGAGTTAACAAATCATACTGTGGGAGATAAAATTTCCGCTTCACAACTAGTAGGTCACACTTTTTATATAACTGAAGATTATACAGCTGGTAGTACTGCAACTTGTCCTTACTGGTCTGCAATGACTTCTTATAACTTAGATAATTTTATAAATATTCCTAGTGTGACAGAACCAACACACTTACAATTTGGGGATGAATATTTCTTCTATGGGTCACTAGCAACAGATATAATGGCAACAATATATGAAATGAAACATGTAGTACAATTAGGTAATAATCAGTACACACAATCAACAAATCCAACTTGGGTAGATTATAACTTAGCAAATGCTACTTTACCAGCAGCTAACGCTAGAATAACCGAAATTGGTTTATTTGATAATGAAAATGGGAATCCAGATTTAATGGCTATTGCTAAATTGCAGTCACCTATTACAAGAACGGGGACTCAACAATTTACAATAACTATTGATTTTTAATGGCATTTTTAAATATACATAACAATTCTTTGTCCGGTAATACGATGAGGTTATATTTGTCCGATTATGGAAAAGCAGTATTAACATCACAGGTTAGTTTACTAGATGCTATACAAAAATTTGGACTATCGGATTCAGATATTGATTATCGTAGATTTGTGGGTAATGGTAGTTGTGTTGATAATATATCTGTAACTGGAGATTGTGGTATAACAGGAACTAGTGTTAGTGCATTAACAGGTTCTTGTTTTTATGATTTACCAGATTCTAGGGGTGGGGACCCTTTAGTATTATCTGGGGATTACGGAACCCTTTCCTCTGTAATGAAAGGACCTAAATTTGAAATAAAAAAAGGTAACATAAAATTTTTTAATAGTAGTATAGGGAGTGACTATATACAATCTACATTATGGTCCACCTTCAAACCACCAACAAAACACCAAGAAGTTGAACTACCTTCTTCTGGGACAAAGAGTAGTTGTTGGTCTATGGGTATGAGTGTTACTAGTTATTTTCCATCTTACTGTACCATATGTGCAGATTTTAATCAAGATGGTTACGTAGATATAAATGACTTTAAAGCTTTTTTAAGTTTAATGGGTAATAAAAGTACAAATAATGAATTGGTTGGTGATTTTGATGGTGATGGTGTGGTAGGTACCTCAGACCTAAATAGTTTTTTAAAATGTTTAGGTAATAATGGAGAAAACGTGCTAGAGTATTGTAAAGATGAATTTGTTTTCTGTACATTATGTGAATACTTAGGTAAAGAATCACCATGTAATGGAGATTGTATAACATGTATTTAAATTAAAAGAAATCGTTTAACGAGATAATTATATAATAAGAGAATAAAAAAATGGCATATATAACAAGTGCAACAACAACGACATTAGAGTTACAATTAACTGATGAGGGACGTAGACGTGTTTTAGAAAGTAAAAGTCTAACTTCATTATTTGAAAAGTTTGCTATTTCAGATGCTGATATAGACTATAGAAATACTCAACAACACGCAGACACTAACGCTACCACTAACGATTCTGCACAACTAGGTTATATACCATATGTTACTGGTAATTTATTAAATTTTAGAAAACAAATTAATAATGGGTATAGACAAAAAAATATAATATGGGCTTCACCAGAAACTAATACTGTTAATGCTAGGGGGAACGAAACAACATATGTAGCTGTCGGAGTAAAAACAACCAACGGAAGTGTTAAATATTATAGAGATAATGTAGAAATAGATGTTTATTTACATGATTATTTTGTACTTAATAAATTATTAGCATCAAAATATATAGCCGACCACAAAGACATACTATCTTCTAACCCTACAACAATTGAACAAAGTTTAAATAACTACTTCCAAGACACATTAAATGTGATTACTAATTCTGATTACAATTCTTTTCTAAATGACCTATCAGAATTTGGTATAAGTCAATACCTAGATTTTTGGGATAATATTAGAGTATATAATGGAGCTGATTTTAGTAGTGAAGATGTTAAACTAGTCCCTATGAAAGATTATAGTTATTTTAATGGGTTAGCTTTGGCAGGTGGAGCTTTTATGGGTAGAGGTGAAAATATGGGTATAAACTTTAGTGGGACCTACCTAAAAGGTTTAAATGTAGCTTCTCCATTTTCTCTTGTATTTTCACCATCACTAGATAATGGAAGAACTAGGTATACTAAAGGTTCTGGTTCAGCGGGTATAGGATTTGAAGCTTTCAGCATGGGTTATTTAAATTGTGGAGGTATAAATAATTGGGATGAAAGTAGTACAGCCCCATATCCTATGTTTGATATGTTAACAAAAGAAACTGGATGGTCTACAGATATGGTAGATATAACAAATACCTTTATAGGGTTTGTTTCTAGTGTAGACATGGAGACTAGTGTTGCTAATGAAAATTTAGCAAATCTAGGATACTCAAATATTACAGCAACCCTACCGACAGCAAGAATAGTATTAGATATTAATAAAGGTAATGATGCGTCACCAACATATTACCCAATAAAAATGAAAAGATTAAGTCAGGAAGAAGGTAAGTATATTAATATAAACTCACAACAAGCTAAAGGTATTAACATAACTAAAACAACTCACCCATCGGATACTTTTGGTTTATTAGTTGGTGGACTAGAGTACACCTCAAACTGGAACTCAAATCAAAATGGACTCAGATTTTCTGCACCATATTTTAGAGTGGTACCATCTAAAGATAATGCGATGAGTATTGATTCAGGTAGAGTTGCGGCACAAACTGAACCTTACTATACCCTAAGTACTCGTATGATGAAAATGGCTGACGAAATATTTGTTGGTGTAGCGTCACAAAGTAATAACTTTTGGAGGACTGATACATATAGTGGTGGGTTTAGAAGTGGATTAAGTGGTAGTAGTCTTAATCACTATAATATATCTATACCAGTAACATGGACAGTATACTCTCAAAACTCACCTAGTGCAGCACCTTGTAAAGTAACTGTCAGATTTAAATTTAATAAAGAAGCTGTTACTGACTCAGTATCATACAACACGGTTTCTTCACAGAATTATTATAGAATATATGATGATGCAGAATTTAAGTTTTATGGTGCTGCAGGAGAAACTAAGACATCATTTTCACCAGACCCAAGAGGATTTGGTTACGCTTCAGGTGCGTCTACTACTTGGACAACAAGTGGTGGAGATGCATTATTTAGAAAAGTAATAACAGGACAAGAAATTTAAAATTATGAACGTAAAAGCATTAGAGTGGTATAGAAATAATAGTGACTACACAGAAAATAGTCGAAAGGTAAATAAATTACCAATAGCATATTTTGATAATCAAAATATAAAAGGTGGAAGAAATAGATATCAGGATGTTGTATCTACAGGTGGTAACGGAATGGATTTTTATGGTACCCCTGGTGAGTATGGAGCTAGATTTAAAACGTCCAAATATTTATCGGTGATAAGTTCGTTAGATAAAGGTAAAATAATGTTTGTTGATTATCCAAGTAACGGTAAACTAACAAAAAGAACAGTTTTCCCTGGTATACAAAGTAATGGGAATAATATGAGTGAGGCTAGTCCTTTTCATATGATAAAACTTTACTTTCCTGGTAGAGCGTCCTTAGCTTTAGACACAAACACTAATTCAGCTAATTATAAAAATTGGAATTAAAATGGGAAAACTTAAAAAAATATCAGCAAACGAAAAATTTGTAGAAACTACATTAGTTCCTTGGTCGGGGAACGGTTGGACTACCACAACAGGTACTTCACTAACATTTACAGCGGTACAAAGAGACCCATCTAATGGGAGACCATTCTCAAACCTATTTTCATCGTTTAACTTACCTACAACTTCAGCACAATGTGAAACATTTGAATCTTCTTGGGCTAGAAGTGGGTTTAGTGGGTTAAGTCAAGAAAATGTTGTTGTTGTTGATATAGGTGTTAACACATATGGTGAACTTATAGATGGAAGAACACTTAAACTAACACTACCTATGGGTGGAACATACCGTGGAGGTGAGGTTGGTAATACCCTAGATTTTTACAGTTCATATTATGAACCGGAACCATTTTCATCAGACAATTCGATAAACGGAGAGTATTTCGGAGGACCATCGATAAGAAACGAAAATGTAAAAGGTAACCCTAGTCTACACTCAACCAATATAGCCTTTTTATTTACAGATGAAATTTTAGGGCCTGAGATGTCTGCCACATCAACAACAATATCTAGTTGGTCTAGTGGTTGGCAACAAGACGTAATACCTAATGGGTATACTGATGGTGGTGTGGATAATTTTAGATTTACCGATACAGTTTCTTCATCAAACACACCTAAAGCATATGCACAATCACAAGATATCCCAGTAGGAATTTGTTATTTAGATAAAGGATTTATAGTCTTAACAGACCCAACAATAGTACAAAATTTCCTATACTCTGGTTCAGCTTCTGGTACAAGTGCAACCACAATTGACTATGGTTATACTGGTGTAGAATCAGGATTTACCCAAGTGTTTTTTACGGCAGACACTTCTGGTTCGTGTACTTATTATTCTTTTGAAAGAGAGATATTGTTAACTATTAATGTCGTCGCCAATTCAGGAGAATTTTTTATAACAGAAAATCAAACGGCTTCTAGTGCAGATGCACCTTATTATGGTGCGGGAGGTAGTGATACCGGTATACAGTTTATGACACCATTTGGTGAAGTAAACCAAGTATGGGATTTGTCCAGTGTTAGTTCGACCTATATAACAGAAATAGGTTTATATGATGCACAAAACAGACTATTAGCTATAGCAAAACCAGATAGACCAATTAAAAAACCTAAAAACACACCAGTAACCTTGACTTTGAAGTTAAAATTCTAATATTTTAATTATGAAAAATATTGGAAATCGACCTAAAATTTTAGGTTTAGACATATCTACAAAAACTATAGGGTGGGCTTTATTTGACTTACAAGATGGGCAACTTTTAGAATTAACCCATTTCTCACCAAAAATCAAACCACCAAAGGAGTGTAAAATAGAAGAAATGTTGGAAAAAACCACTCATTTTAAAGATAAACTAGCCGACTATACTAAGGTGGGGATTACTCAGGTGGTAATAGAAGAACCACTAATTAATTCAAACAATATTAGAACCGTAGCTACCCTAATGAGGTATAATTCATTTATAACAAGAGTAATATATGATGTTTTAGGTATTGTACCAGAATTCATATCTACATACAACTCTAGAAAATTTGCTTTCCCAACACTATTTACTGAAAATAAAAAAGGAAGAAATGTTTTATTTGGTAACTATGAAGTTGGATGTGATAAAAAACAAATAATTTGGCAACATGTTTCTGATAGAGAACCCCATTTAACATGGGCTTATACCCGTAATAATACACTTAAAAAAGAAAATTACGATATGGCGGATGCTTATACCTGTGTTTTAGGTTCTATGAAACAAAAAGGTATTTGGTAATTGATTAACCAGTAAAAATTCCATACATTTATCACATGGAAGACAACCCACTACTATTAGAACTACTACAAGATGTTTTAGGTGATATAAATTCACATTACCCAAATAAAGGACAAATCTCATTTGATTGTCCAGTTTGTTCCTATGATATTAAAGGGTTAGATAAAGGAGACGGTAAAGGTAATTTCGAAGTAAACTACCAACAAGGAGTTTATAAATGTTGGGCATGTTCAGAAACCTATAACACACATGGTTCTTTAAACAAATTATTTTTAAAGTGGGGTAATAAAAGAAATAAGTCTACTTGGAAATTAATAGGGGGTGATTTTATTAAAACACAAAAACGAACCTACGAAGACGTAACACTACCAAACGAATATATATCTTTTACTAAAGGAAATAAATTAACCATACCCTATAGGGAAGCTTATAATTATTTAAGAAAAAGAAATATAAGTGATGAACTTATAACAAAATATTCTTTAGGTTATACCACAGAAGGTAAATATAGGGGTCGAATTATAGTCCCTTCTTTTGACGAAAATGGTGACATCAACTATTTTGTTTCTCGTTCTTATGTTGGCCATAAGAATAAATATAAAAATCCTGAAGCAGAAAAAGATAAAATTATATTTAATGAACACCAAATAAACTGGGAAGAAAAAGTTTATCTAGTGGAGGGTGTTTTTGATATGTTTTTTGTTAATAATTCGATACCGGTATTAGGTAAAAATGTTAGTGATAAACTTTGGGGTAAATTATATGATAATTGTAAAGATAATATTGTGATATGTTTAGATGGAGATGCCTGGAAAGACGCGGAAAAATTATATCGCAAACTAGATGGTGGAAAATTAACCGGTAGAATCAGACTAATAAAGTTACCTAAAGATAAAGATGTTGGTGAATTAGGTGGCCTAAAAGGACTAAAAGAAATAAAACTATTATAAATGAAAATAATTAAAGAATTAGCAAAGTTTAACAATATAAAGTTTCACGATAAAGAACATATCTATTACCTAGATGGGGTTAAAACAAAATCAGTAACATCGGTAATATCAAACTATAAACACCCTTTTGATAAAGATTACTGGTCACAAAAAAAAGCAGATGAAAGAGGAATCACAAAAGAAGAAATACTAAAAGAATGGAAATATAAGGCAGATTTTTCTTGTGAAAAAGGTTCTGCTTTTCACGAGTACGCTGAAAATTTCTTAACAAATAAATTATTTCCATTTCCAGAATATAAAATTACCGAAGCTTTAGGTAGTGTGGAAAATATGTTAGAATGTAAACAAGCTGTTAATAAATTGACAAAAATGTTTACTGAGTTTTACGAAACATCTTTTGGTAAACTAATACCTGTTAGGGCGGAGATTGTTGTTGGTGATAAAGATTGGGGTGTGACAGGAATGATTGACCAGTTATTTTATAATGAAAAATCTAAAAAATTAGAAATATGGGATTGGAAAACAAATAAAGCTATAAATAAAAAAAATAAATGGCAACAATTTAAGGAACCATTATCTCACCTAGACGTTTGTGAATTAAATACGTATTCTTTACAGTTATCTTTTTATAAATTAATAGTGGAAAGAAATACTGAGTTAGAACTTGGGGACTGTTATATAGTATGGTTTAATGAAAATAACGAGACATACAAAATTATGAAATGTTATGATTTTAGAGAAGAAATTTTAAAAATAATGAATAAAGATGGGTAAAGAAAAAATAAAAGTAAAAATAAAAGATATTCATTGTGATATTAATCCATCATCAATCTTTTATAGTTGGAGGAGACTAAGAAAAAGCATAAACACCAACG